ACCCTAGTTGCAAAAATTCCTTTTCTTATATTAGGCACTCCTTTAGAAGCCCATTCTCTCCTTATAATTTGTTCCACCCCTGCTGCTTTCAGTATTGCTCTTTTTTCTACAGCAGCACCATTATTTTTACCATGTAGTTCCCAAGTATTTTGGTTATATCTCACACCACTCTGACCAAAATCAGCATCTTCATTTAGTTTTAATTCAATTCCTACAATCATTCCTTGACCTTTATTATTTTCTTTACTACTCATCGGGGTGAGGTAATTATAATTGTTAATAAACAACTTACAATCTATTCCATGACCACCAGGTGATGGTCGTGAAAACCCTGCAGGTACTAATTTTAATTGTCTGTATTGTTTGTATACATTCCCCTCGTATATGTCACCTTTATTTGCCATGGCACCCCCTTTTACAGGGGTATTTATTTACAGGTCGCCTTCTTGTCTGTTTTCTGAGTAGTATTCTGAGAAATGCCCATCTGGAAATCTCTTCGATAACTTATCAATGTTCATATCTGTTATCTCATCAAGACTTATATCTAATGCCATACATGCTTGAGCAACATACCATAAGACATCACCTAGTTCTATCTTGAGGTGTCTAATATTATCTGCGTTGTATGGTTTGCCTTGGAAGATCATTTTCTTGACAATTTCTAAGAACTCACCACCCTCTGCTGACATACCTACGGCAGCAGTAAGGAGACGATGTATATCTGAACTCTCTTCTAGGTCTCTAATACGATTTACAAATGCCACACCATTTTTAGATTCATCACTTGTTACTTGGTTTACAAACTTTACGTACTTACTATCAAAATTTGAAGTCATCGAATTTCGCTTTGGATTCCTTTTCATTATACTCTGATGTGTCGTTCTCGTCAACCATTATATCTGATTGTGCATCTTGTTCACAATCATATAGTCTCATCTTTGCCCTATCAATACCAACTACAAATCTCCTGTTCATAGTAGGATCATTATATCTGTTCTTCAATTGCTTGACCATTATTTGATTAAGACCTTCCAAATCCTCCGTGCTAATAAGGGCAAACATAAGATCAGCAGTAGCTGGAAGACCAAAAGATTCACTTGTGTCAGTAAGATCAGGGTCTGAACTAGCAAAACCAGACCTAGTAGTCTGCGTTGCCGAAAATAGTGGGATAGAAGCTTCGACTGCCAATCCTCTGAGTTCTTCTGCGATGCTTTTGACATATGTGTATGAGTTGATGTTTACTGAACCTCTATAACGTGATGAGGCACAGATGTTTAGATAATCTATGAATATTATATCAGGTTCAAATGATTTCTTCAACTTGAGTTCTTGTAACAAAGCACGGAAGTGACCTGCATGTGCTGATGCAGTTGGATATTCCTTTACAATCAGTTTACCTTGTGTCTTTGCAGCAAGTTTGTCTATCTTCTTAGAGAATGTAGCATGTGGTAGATCCTGTATGTCTTTGATATTTGTATTGAGTAAGTTTGCATCTATTCTCTCTGCAATCTTTTCCTCTGCCATCTCAAGAGTAATGTATAGTACATTTTTACCCTGTGTAAGACAAGAACTGGCAACATGACACATGAATAGAGACTTACCAACACCAGTGCCAGCAAGAGCAATGTTGAGAGTTTTATCAGAGAGTCCACCTGATGTAATCTTGTTGAAATATTCAAGATCAAATGGTGTTTTGTTTTCAACTTTGTGGTAATAGGCAAAACGATCCTCGGCATCATCAATGTAATCGTGACCAACGTGTTGATCAAATCCTACTGCTAGTGCATCAGATAATATACTAGGAATAGCATCTGGTTTTTTATCTTCATCTTGTCCATCAGCAATCTTGATACTCTCCATCAAGGCATTGTATATTGCTCTCTCTTTACACCATGCTTCAGTGGTATCTAAGACCCATTCTTTTCTATACTCTGCAACATCAAGAGCATCTATCAACTGTGCTATAGATATAAATTGATCTTGACTTAAATCAGTTCTTTTCTCTGCTTCAATATGAAGTATCTCTTTTGTAGGAAGACTATCATATTCTTTTAGGAATGATGATATCTCTTCAAAGATAGTTTTATCTGATACATCATCGAAATAATCAGGTTCAATGAACGGTAAAACTTTTCTTGTGTATTCTTCATCATGTAGGAGATTCTTTAGAATCGTAAGAGGAACTCTTTCACTCACCATAACTAAACTCTTTCTTAGATGCCTCGTCTAATGCTTGCATAATTTGATCATCAAAATATTTTTCTGGGTTAGAGTATACTTCTTTAGCATATACCTTCTTGCCTTTGATCTCATATCTGTTGCCAACCTTCTTGACAATTTCATACTTCTCAGCAAGATCTAAAAGACCAAAGTACTTGTCAAGACCACGTTCATCATAGAACAATCTTATCTTGACATCTTTGTTCTCTTTACTCAACCTCGATTTGACAGTCTTTGCCTTGATAATGTTTCCAACGACTTCCGTTCCATCTTTTTCTTTTCCCTTGCTGAGATAAATGATTGTACTCGCTGCATATTTGAGTCCCGAACCCCCTCCCATTTCTTTAGTTGGTACATAAGCTCCGATGACATCGTACGTATGGTTTGTGACAATAAGTGGGACATTTGCTTGACCTAATTTGAGTGTTAACATTCTAAATGCACCTTTGACAAGTTGGGATTTTGTCATGTCTCTGACATTCTTGTCTTCTAGTGCATCCTTGATTTCTTTCTCTGTTGAAAGCATACCTAGTGAGTCTAATACAAACAAACAAGGTGTGCGTTCTTCTGTTGGTTTATCTAGATATATGTCTAATGCTTTGAGTGCCTTGTTACGGAACTCTTCTACAGTAACAACTTCAATATGTCCAACTCTTTTTGTGTCTATGTTCCTAGACTCAAGTAGGTCTCTATTGACAGCACTTTCAGTATCGAAATAGAGAACATAACCATTAGGATTATTATCCAGAAAATTCTTGACAACTGCGAGGGAGAAGAAAGTTTTACCAGTTGACGTTTCACCAGCAATAGCAGTAATACGACTGCTAGAAACACCGCCAAAAATAGACCCACTAACGAGTCCATTAAAAACATATGATCCAGTGTCGATATACGTCTCAGTACTTTCTTTATCGGATGCAATTTTTGCATAGTCCGAACCTATCTCCTTTACTATTTCGTTGAGTAAATCCATTTCAAATACCTAATAATTTACGTTGGCGTTCAAAGTAACCGTGTAGTATCCAAGAACTACTGTTCATTTTGTCGGTGCCACCGATACCCCATTCAAATATAATTCTATCATTAGACTGGAATTTGTCAAGTTCTGGGGTATTCCCCTTGCCACGATCACCACCATTACAGAAGATAACCTTGTTTGATATCTCAAGACATTTGGTTATAGCACCACAGGCAGAGTCGTCTGCATCATCCCATGATATTACAGCGTCAACCATGTTGAGATGTCTAATAATATCAGCACGTTCAGTCCAAGACTGAAAGTATTGACCTTTCTTTCTTTTCAACCATGGGTCACCATTCAATCCTACTACAAGATAGTTTGATAGATCCTTTGCTCGTTCAAAATAACGAATGTGTCCACTATGAATGGGATCAAACCCACCTGTGACAAGACTCACTTTATCAAAAAACATTAGATTACCATACCATACTGTTCTCTTAGAATTTTCTTATAAGGACCGTCAGGATATTGCTCTCTTATTTCTTTGACAAGTTTAAGTCTTTGAAACAGTGATGTATCTCCACCTAAGTGAAGTGATCTCACAATAGTTGCAAGGTCTTTGTCATTGATTGGTAAATCCATTTAGATAAAAAACGATTCGAGTGTTGGAATTTTCTCAACTTGCCACCCAATAGCATCAAGAATTGCCTTGAGTGGTTCGAGAAAAGATTTTTCAAACATGAGGTCGTAGTCAATATACTTTCCTAGACCTAGTTCGATTGGAAAATCTGATATGAATGATATCACATTTTCTCTGATGGGATTTGGTTTCGTAAGATAAACAAATTTTATCTTCTCAC